CTAGGCTGAATTCCCCATTCCCTCGCCCATAGATACATCCCGTTCCAGTCTAGTTCTCCATACTCTCCATGATCTTCGCCCTCGCCTTCGACTGGCTTTCGGTCTGGGCGTCTGGATTTTTTGCTTTGGCCTCGGACGGAGAGAAGGCCAGCATGACCAAGGAAATCAAATCGGCAACGTCTGTTGCGCTGCCATTGATCAACTCCTCATAGACCTGTTCATCCGTGACCTTTGCTCCTGCCGACTGCAACATCTTCGAGAGAACGAAAGCGATGTGGCTGACAGGCGGGCGACCTTGGCTTGTGCGAACGGCGATGTCCGTGAAGGATATGTCGCCCATCTCGATTGATCGCATCAGCTTCATGGAAGGGACGAAGCGATACTCTTCACCCTTCCACTTGATTGTTAGCTCCCGAAAAATTGCCATGATTACGAGGCCGTGAACGTAATCGTGCCAGAGGACTGGATCGAGGCCGTGAAGGTCGTGGCGTCTGCCTGTTCGCCGGTGACGGCGAAGCTGGCAAGGAAGAAGTTGCCGGTGAATGATCCGAGGCCGAGCAGTTCGATGGTATAGGCTTCGAGCAGCGCCGAGGCGGTGCCAACGGCAAGCGCCAGGAAGGTGGTGTCCTCAAGGATGCCTTGGACTTCGGCATCGATGGAGCGAACACCGACATCAGCCAGCATCTTGCGCCAGCCGTTGTCATCCTTTTCGGTGATGTCAATCGGCTCGTTGTTGATGGTGAAGCTATCGGCACGAGCGCCAGCCACGGCAGTCGAGCCGCGCTTGATCCGCACTTTGCGGCCAGAGATTGCAGCCATTTTTAGTTCCTTTCTTAGGTCACGGGTCCACGGATGTTGGAGAAGGCCACCGTAGACCCTACGCTATTGGTGGCGGTTACACGGCACCGGATATACTTTCCGGTGTCGGAGCCTGTGAGTGTGTAAGTCGTTCCGGTCGCAGATGCGATGTTGGCCCATGACGGATCATTAGGATCAGCAGCATTGGCGCGCTGCCACTGGCGGGCGAAAGTGATCGTGGCATCACCAGCCCATGTGCCATTCGTGGTGGTCTGGACGTTGGTGCCAGAGAGCGTGCCGGTGATCGCCGGGAGAACGGTGTTGTACGGGCCAATGGTGGCGGTCATGTTCTCGCCGCTCTCAAGTGTGGCGGTGAAGGTCACGACATCAGCCTGTTCTGCGCCGATCTGGAGACCTTGGAGCATGAAGTCGCCGGTCAAGGTGCCGATGCCGCTGATCGTGACAACGCACTCCTTGAGGAGCGCCGTGGTGGCGTTGCCTACGGAATCCGCCAAGAGGACGGTATCCTTGAGCACGCCTTCTATCTCGCAAGAGACAGAGCGCAAGCCGACATCGCCCAGCATGGTGCGCCAGCCGGAATCGTCCTTGTCCGTGATGTCGAGCGGCTCATTATTGATCGTCACGCTGTCAGCACGAGCGCCCACGATGTTGGAGCCGTTGCGGCTTATGCGAACTGATCGGCCAGAAATAGCCATGCAAGAACCTCTTGTTTGGCCGTGATTATATCACGGAAACTATGCAATCCACAATACACGGTACAAGATGAGGCCGCGCTTGGTCTTGCCATCAGGATCGCGCGAGAAGTTGCAAGAATCAAGTTCGGTGGTGATGTGCGTGACGCCCGCGATGGAAAGCGGCTGGCGGCGCATCCGGCCATCCACAGCATCGACTACAGTCTTCAGATCGAGCATGGATGCGGCACGGTCCCACACATCAATCTGAACGATTGCCGATCCGCCGAGATCATCCTTGCTGTCGAACGGATTGATCGTGTCAGCCCCGATGGTGATGAACGGGAATGCCGATTCCAACTCACTGTCAGCCGCCTGCGGGACATCGGTAAAGATCGCCACGAGCGGGCTGTAGTAGGTGCTAAGAAGACTGGTGACGGCGCTGTCGTTAAGCCTGTTATAGACTGCCGTCTGGAGATCATCTGATTTCATTTCGTTGTCTTCTCCGCGCGTGCCTTGGCTTTTGCGATTGCAATCTCAACCCGTTTCAGCATCTTTGGAATCGCCCGCTCGACGGCGGGAATCCAAGACGGACGTTTCGCCATCTTGAAGGTGCCGAACTCAAGGTAGTAGGCATAGTCAAGACGGCTTCCGATGGCCTTGGCATATTTGCCACGGCTTTCGTTGTAGATCGAAATGACAAGCCCGCCGGTATCGGTTGCCGGTGCTTCGCCTGGAGCAGATGCTCGATGAACCTTATCGTTGTTTACGCCTCTGGCATACTCCCTGCCAGTCTTGGGAGGCCCCTGTATGGCCTTACGGACGTCCGTGACGGCTTCCAAAGCGGTGGCATCGACAATGAGGGCTAGAGAGTTGCCAAGGTCTTTCCCATAGGCTTGCAAGGCCGCGTTGACCTCTTTCAACCCCTTGATCTCGACCTTGACATCCTTCACGCCGCAACCCCGCCATCAACGTCAATCTGAAGCCACTTGTTGGCGAACTCCATGTTATCGAGGAACCGGATGTTGTGAATCTTGTTCCTGATCTGCACGCGGTCGGAATCCAGCAATGTTGAAGTGTAGCGAACTACAAGGCGCAACCGAACGGTTGCCTCAGTGCGGTCATGAGCAAATCGCTCCGAGCCGCCAACCGGAGCCACATAGGCGCGGGTCGGTGCGCCGGAAACGGTGGCCCAGGATTCCGTCTGGCCTCCTGCACCATCGCTGGTCAAGGTGCGGCGTTGGAAAGTCACCGGCTCTTTCAGCTTGCCGGAATTCATGTTGCAACATTTCATCATCGCGGGATGAACTCCGTTATATTCATGCTGACGGAAACATCGACGGTTGACGATGCGACGGCGGCGAGAAACCCGAAGTCTGTCAATTGCGGGAAGAACAACGGCGGATCGAGTATGATTTCATTGATGCCTGCGTTTTGAGGAAATTCCATGATCATTGTCATGGGCGAATATGGCGCGGCGGTTTCAAGGATGTTATCGCGCCGGAACATGACAAGATTGGTTTTCTTGTCGCTGTCGGACGAGATTGTAATGTTTGAGACGGCGGCGCTGCGGTTCAGCGGCGTGGTGTAAGATCCGATTTCAGCCTGACCCTTGCCGAGCGTGCCGTCTGCAATGAGCGCCCAGTCGGTGCCGCCTGATCCGTTTTCGATTGTGATATTCCCGGCTTGGCTTCCTGCTGACTGGCTGGCGTAGGTGCCAGACTTGGACACATAAGCCTCGGTGAGGCGCATGAATGACTTTGTGGTCGCGGCGCTGGCGGATGCTCCTGCGGTTGCAAGTGTCTCGGTGATGACATCGCCGGTTGCATCAAGCCCCACGAGCGTGATCTGCCGCGCGCCTGAGCCGGATGCCGTATCGTTGGCATTGCCACCGGCCTTGAGGCGCAGCGTGGTGGCTGATCCGGCTTGCGGGGTGCGGTAGTGGCCTGATCGGCTGACAGGCACGAAGCTGGAACCAACAGATGTATTCCGGCCAAACTTGTTGAATGACCGACAACCCGAAGCCAGCCCGCGCGCAATGTCGAGACTGCTGGGATAGGTCATATCTTCATGGCCTTATATTGAGCCATAATGACCGAAGCGCCGGATGCGTCATAGGCATCACTCGCATCGCAGTCATCGCCACGGTTGCTATAGAGGAAGGCCGCAAGCTGTTTTACGGCGCGCTTCATTGGAGACGGCACTGCTGCTGCATTTGCGAATCCAGACACATAGATGATCTGGATGGCGTTATTGGCGCGCAGAGCAACCGGCCAAGTCTGGCCCCGCTTGAGTGTCAACCTTCCAGGCGTCTGGTAGATGTCAATGTCGAAGACATTGGCGGTCGTGACAGATGTAGAATTGCTGTTCTCGTCAAAGGTTGTGATCGAGGTGATCGATTGAAGAGGCCATCGCGGGATCACAAGGCTTTGAATGGTGCTGGTGCGCGCCAGTTCGGTGATTGACATCTCGCGCACGCCATCCCACCATGCTTCACCACCAGCGGGCCAGCGATCAAGCGACAGCCGCCACGACTGCGTGATGAACGCAAGGCCGGTCATGTTCTCGATCTCGGTCCTGGCATCCGTGATGAGCGTATTTGCTTCCGCGTCCGGAAGTTCCGTGCTGTCAGTGCGGAGATGCGTTCGGAGTTCCGTAGCCGTCACCGGCTCGGATGCAGGGGCGGAAGTGAGAACCGAACCCCGGAACTGATAAAGCGGAACGGCGGCGCGAAGGCTCATTCAAATGCTTCCTTCCTAAAACGGCCACGCGGACGTTTGACTTCCAGCGGCTGTTCGATCTTGGTTTCGAAAGCTGGCATGACGTTGACTTCGACGGCTGCGCCATCCGCCAGCGCAAGTTCTGCCACCTTGCCTTCAACGTTTTCGCCCGCATCATAGCGGATGATGGTGTGACCCTCCGGAGCGCAAGCCCAGGATCGTATGATGCGGGCTTTCATGCTTACGGCTCCTGTGGCGGAACAGGCGCAGGAGGCTGGATCGGCGTGATCGGCGGCACGTTGGCTGCGGCTTCTGCTGCGGCCTGCTGCTGGTCCCACTGGTAGGCCTGCTGGAGGATGCTGTTCATCACGCTCTCGGCGTATGCCGTGACGGCTTCTTCCGGCGTTGCGGGGCGCGTCACCCATGCCTGCTGCTGAATGAACTCGGGCGGGTCATTCGGGTCTTCCTGATCGGGCGACCATGCGGGGTTTGGAATGTCGGTGATGACGTTCTCAGTCACGGTGCCGTAGGGCGTTGCGGTCATGAGATACGCCACGATGCGCTCGCTGTCGGCGTCAGACAGTTCCATCTGGACCGTCAGCGTCAGGGAGGGGCTGACAACCCCGTAATTCACAATTGCCATTATTCTGTCTCCTGTGTTTTGGCGTTGGCTTCGGCCACTGCGGCTTCCAACTTGGCGAAGAGCGGCACTGCGGCCTTGGCTCCTTGGATGCCGGATGCCTTCACGGCTACATCAAGCAGTGCGCCGAGGGCCTGTACTTCGTTCTGGTCTAGGGTGAGGTTGATCATGTTTTCTCCTGAATTAAACGACACACGGCACGCGGTATGCAGTTCCGGTGCTGTCGTAAAGGGTGAGGTATCCTGTCGGGACAATAGTTGTTGCCGTGTAGGCGGTGTCGGTGGTCAGTTTGCCTTGGATGTTGGTGAAGCCGCCATCATTGGCAAGGACTGCCTGTAGCGTGGTGCTGGACCGCTTGAGGGCGGGGAAGGATGCAGAGGTGCCGCCGAAGGCAAGGCGGTCGAAGTTGGTTTCGGCTTGGTTGTAGAAAACGATGGTTCCGTCAGTTGACCCAGAATAAATGTGGAAACGATTATTAAAGTCCCTGAGATAACTACCGGCCACAAATCCGGCGGCAAGAAAGTTCCGCGCGAGAAAAAAGTCGCGCGGCCTGCTCCCCGACGACGTGCCGATGTCGTAGGTATTGTCGGTGCCTGCGAGGAAATGGCCGCTGGTGCTCATTGTCCAAACAGTGTCAGTGTTTCCCGAGATGCTGCGGAAATTTATTGGTGCGCCGTAAACAACAAGCGTGCTGTTAGGCGATCCGCCATAGCCAGACCCGACGCCAAGCGGGTCGCCGCCAGTTGTGCCATTGTCGGACGTTTCAAGAAACCAAAATACGCCCGTGTTACGGAGGCTCATCTTGTTATGAACAGACGCGCTGGTGTAGCTGCGGTAGATGTTGAACGTCTGCGCGTTCGCCCCGTTCCGCTGCGCGAGGGTGTTGGCGGCGTCGCGGAAAAGGCGAACGTCCGCAGTCCCATTTGAGCTACCATCTTCCGACCAGCCCAAATATGTCGGGCTAGAAAACTGGAACCGCCCGCTGGCTAATGTTGCAATTGTTGTCCCATTGGACATAGAAAAACTGAGTGTATTGGATATCCGAATATTCGGAAACAGATCGGGGAGGTCTATGTAACGACCAGTAAATGTCAAAGCCGGAAGGTTTGAAAGAGCTGTTTCATTTGAAATTGTAAGCGCACTAACAAGCGCATTCTGCGCCGAGCCAGACGAACCAGCCGGGGCGACTTGGAAGATGATGGAGCCGCCAGCGCCCGTGCCCGTGCCCTGAGAGCCAGTGATGGTGAGGTTCGCGCCAGCGATGTTCGTCGTGCCAGCAACAACGGACTGGACGGAGAGGGTCTGGGCTACGGGGGCGGCAGCGTCAGCATCGCCGAGGCGGAGGTTGGCGGCTGCGCGGCGGGTGAGGATGGTGTCAGTCGTTCCGCTGGGGTCTCCGGTATTGGTAAACCCAAACCTAGCTGTGCTGGCTGTTTTGAGGCCGTTCGTGTCAAAAACGTTTACGAGAGTGCCGTTGCTTGTGTAGACAAGTATTTGCGAACTTGAGAGGCCAAACCCGTTCGCTGTACTTGCACCGTTGCCAAAGAAGTTAACGGCATAAACAGTCCCTGACCTGTCGACCTTGAACTTACTTACAAACGTCCCGCCGCCCGTGCCAAGGTCCATCAGCAGCGAAGACGCATTGCTTGCCGTGCTGGTGACGTTAAACTTCAGTCCGGTGAACGTAACCGCCGCGTTGTTCCATGTTTGGGACATGTTCAGCACGGGTGCGTCGGCGGTGATGGTGCCGCGCGTGAACAAATTGTCCAGCGCAATCTTTCTGTCCAGCGGCGTGCCAGCAGGATCGTCCACGATGTAGAGAATATCATCACCGCTGGGCGTTGTTAGCGCCGTCAGGTCAGCAAGTTTGGTGTCAGCCATGATTCAACCTCACGAGGAAGATGCGAGTTTAAGGAAGGAAGTGCCGTCAACGAGGAGCAGACCGTCCGTGCCGTTGGAAAGCAGGAGAACACTATTGGGTCCACCAGGAGTGGAGTCACCAACCCTCGGCCCAAACGGGCTACGAATGCCGTCAAGCGGGCTTACAAGCCTACGCATGAGACACGACTACCTGTGTCGCGTCCGTCGAGTAAGCCCACAGGCGATCTCGCCCAGCCAAGCCTGGGAACAGATCACTAAGCGCCACATTGCGTTCGCCCTGCCCTGGATTATAGCGAATTGCGCCCGTGAACGTGGTCGGCGCGGTGCCGTCCGTGGTCGCCTTGATCATGCAATGATTGGAGCCGATGTTCTGAAACGTGATCGAGGTGATGTCGGCATCGGTAAGCTGGGTCCAAGTCGCGGCAGGGACCGTGATCGTTGTGTTCTGTGCCATTCTAGTCTCCGTTCATTTCGGATGGTGGGAAGGGCGGCTCACTAGAACCGCCCCGTTATTGTTACGTAGCAGCCACGTTGGTGCCGACGAAGGTGGTGGCAGCGCGGTGCGGCACATTGAGGATGCCGTAGACCTTGACGGTCGCATCGGTGCCGGTGGTGCCAACGCCGTTCATGCGAACATAACGCTTGGAACCCTTGTAGCCAATGCCGCCGATGATCTTGTTGTCATCGCCATCGGCAGTGACAGACAGGGCAATCGTGCCGTTGACAGAATCAGCTGCAACGATGGCCGCAGCGTCACCAGCAACGGTCGTGTCAGAGTGCTGGGCCGTGAAGGTAAAGCCAGAAGATGTTCCAGCATCGGTCACGGTATCCGTGGCAAGCATCAGGGTGATGGCATCAAAGCCACGGGTATCAACCCAAGAAGTAGCACCGGCAGTGGTGCCAGAGAGAGTCACGGTGCCAAGCAGGACAACCTGCTTGTTGGAAAGCATATCACGCATCTCAAGAATCCTTCTTATCGGCGTGGTTGCGGAGCGGCGTTATTGCCGCCCCGCGTTAGTTGTTACGAGCCAAGCTTGACCAGCTTGATCGCCTCGAAGTTGACCACATCACCGCCGACGCGCTTCGTGGTGTAGAACTCCACATAGGGCTTGGCAGAGTAGGGATCGCGCAGAGTGCGGATGCCGAGGCGATCCACAATCTGATAGGCTTCGCGCATATCGCCAACGGCGATGGAGAGCGAGTTGGACGCCGGATCGGGCATGTCCTCGAATGCTGCCACCGGATAGCCGAGCAGCGTAGCGGGCTGGCCAGCCTGAATGCCGGGGCTCCAGATGTAAGCGCCGTCAGAGTCCTTGGCCTTGCGCACCAGGCGCGTGGTAGCGCGGTTCATGAACCAAGTGGCGTTGGCACGATACTGCTGCTTAAGCCCATAGAGGGCGTTGATCAGCGCATCGCCACCATCAGGAGCCGCAGCTAGAGCGCCAGAAGCGCCCGTGGGGAACTGCTCGATGGTGCCGGGAAGCGTGGTGCCAGACGAATAGGTCAGGAAGCCACGGGGCTTGTTGACGCCGTTGCCGACAACGAAAGCGTTGGCTTCGTCACGGGCGAACTTCTCGGAAACCTTGGAGGCAAGCCATGCTTCCATGTTGATCGAGGCGTCATCGAGCAGCTTTTGCGTAGCCTTGGGCTTCGCATAGAGTTCGTGGGCAGGAATGCGCCACTTGCCAAGCTGCGGCGTGTTGGTCTCAGCGCGGCTGTCCGTTTCGCCAACCCAGCCCGAAGAGGCTTCGTTGAGATCGAACAGACCTTCGAGGGCGTCCGAGGAGATGACCTGCGTCGATGCGTATGCACGCATCGGGCTGGTCTCGAACACCTTGAGCACGATACGGCCAGAGAGGTCGGGATTGACCACATAGCCGCCATCGGGGTCGGTGCCGACCGACAGAGCCTTGCGCTCGTCCGGTCCCATGACTTCTTCGCCCTTGCGGATGAAGGTGTCGAACGCGGCCTTGTAGCCGTCCATATCGGCAGCGCCGAATGAACCAGCAACAGCGCCACGGCGGCGGGCATTCATGGAGGCCCACTCCTGGGCCTTGCGGTCGTGATCGACCACTTCGCCACGCTCGTCGGTGACGATGCGCGACTGACGCTTGGAAGCCAGAACGGCCTCGTCAGCAATCTTCTGGGCCTTCTCAAGGTCGGCTTCGATCTTCTGAAGCTTGGCCTCGGTCACGACATCGGCGCTGCCCTTCTTCTCGATCTGGGCAAGGCGTTCGTCGTTGGCCTTCTTGAACTCTTCGAATCCGGCGTGCAGCGCTTCAACCGCGCCGACGGCCTTCTTGATTTCCTCTGACATGCAGGGATTCCTTTAGCTTTGACAGTGACTGTAAAAGGGCATCAACGCCCTCGGTTACGGCCTCTTCATCGCCAGCGTCCCGCTGTCTCTGTAGGGCTTTGAATCCGTGGAGAGTGAGAGCCACGGCCTCTTTGCGTGAGTATCCTGCATCACGCAGGAAACGCTCGAAATCTCTTTCGGTGGTGATCGACTTGACGTTTGTCACCTTTGCATCCGGCAGCATCGGGAACGTCACAAGGCTGATCTCGAACAGGTCCACTTCCATCAGCTTGCGAACACGGCCATCGCCTTCGGGGATGGCTTCCATTGTGCGATAGCCGATAGACATTGAATCGATGGCCCCGGCGCGAAGGAGCGCCATTGCCTCGCGGCCCTTTTCTACTTCTTTGAGCAGACGGCCACGGACAAACAGGCCACGCTCGTCCTCGTAGATGTCATCCCAGACGCCGATTGGCTGGCTCATATCGTGCTGCCATAGCATCTTGACTTTACGAGAGCCGAGCGATTTGCGGAATGCGCCGCGTTCGACCACATCCATTCCCTGATCGACAACGCCGAAGACGGAGGCATAGCCCTCGAAGACGCCATCATTGTCAGGCTCGCGCTTGAGCGTGAGGGCAACGGATTTGTGCTGGATCGGTTCGGACATGAACTTGTCGCCCTCTTCTCTGCGAACTATTGCGTTGGCCCATGACTTGCCGGGATCACCACCCCAAAGCGCCCAGGCTATGCGGCCAGCGGATGGATAGCCATCCTCGCCGGGGGAGAATCCTTGGCCTTGCTTGTCCACCTCATGGCGGGCGAAGTAAGACACCATCCGCTTGACGGTATCGAGCGAAAGGTTGCGGCGGTTCTTGATGTCGCGTGCGCGGGCAACGCCGATCTCGGTGCCGCCACGGTTGAACTCATCGCGCCAATCGAGGCCGCGCGTGGCTTCTCGTGCCATTGCCTCGTTGGGAGAGAACCCATCGGCCTTGCCTTCCCAGTTGGAAATGCAGACGGCATAACGCTGATCTTCATCGGGAAAATCAGACATCGCCTCCTCGTCGCTCATGCAACGGGAGATGAACTCGTCTTCGTTTTCGGTCGGGCCGGGGCTAGGCATGAGGGGAATATATCATTGCTTGATTGAAATCACAACATGGCCTCAAGGGCGGCTTCGTCTACGATGTAACCAACGGCACAACGGCAGTTGATGACCTCATCGCCGGGGCCGGATGGATCGCCGGGGAAGGCTAGGTCAGAATCGCCCACGCGGAACGTATCGTCCATTCCGACAACCTGGCCGTTCGCCTCGCGGTGCGTCTCTCTGGTGCGGTCATCGGCAGCGGCCAGCCACTCACGGGCCAATGGCAAGCCGGTCTGCTTTGCGGCCTCCTGTGAACCATAGTTGGCAGCGCCGTGCGTCTCGGTGCGGGCGATCATCTCAGCCCTGTAGGACGAAATCTGTGGCACCAGATCGAGGATGTAGGATGCGGTGCCGCGTTGGCCCAAGCCATCCTCATAGCCTTTCCGAACTGCCCGAATGATTTGATCGCGGGTTGTTTCCGTCACCTCTGTGATGCGACGGCGGATCGCCTCTTGCTCAATAAAGCGCAACGCCCTGCGCGTCATAATCTGGGCGAAGCTTTCTTTCGTCTCCAGCTTCAAGCCTCGCGCCTTGGCTTGCTCCATGATGCGAGATCCGAACATGGTGATCGAGGCAATTGCCATCTGGCGATAGGTCGCCTCGATACGGTCCCGGAAGTCGCGCGGCAAGGTGACGTTGCCGGTCTGCTCCCAATGCTCGACCATCTCGCGCATGGCGGTTGCGATCTCGCGGTTGAGACGGCCACGGAATTGGACGGTCAACCTGTCGAGCAATGCGCCTTGACGGCGCACCTCGCGGCGCGTGTTCGAATCAACCAGCCTTCGAGCCATAAGCCAGTGCTTTCACAAGATCGGGGCTGAGTGGTTCCGGTAACGGTTCTGTTGCCATGCTCAGGGGGATTTCGGCGGAAGAAACGAACAATGTGTCACCGCCATCGATTGGCCCGTATCCCTTCAAGGCGCGGCGCTCATTGATGGTGAGGTCTTGTGACTGATCAGCCATCTGCCACATCGAAAGTCGCTTCTCAGCAATGGCCGGAATGCTGTCGATGTCAGGCTTGATCTCGACACCGTAGATGGAGCCGAGCCATGCGTTCCAATCGTTCACGATCATCTGGAGCAGCGGGAGCGCCGTGTCTTCCCAGAACGCCAGACGAGCCTCGGCATAGTTGGAATAGGTATTATCGCCAGGTATGCCGAGAAGTTGCGGCGGCACGCCGAAGGCCAAGGCAACGTCACGGGCCGAGGAGAACTTCACCTCGATGATGCCCATGTCATCCGGTGACAAGCCCATCTGCTGCCAGTCAAGGCCACCTTCGAGGAGCATCGGTCGACCGGCGTTCGAGGAGCCGGAATATTGCTCTTCTATCTGGGCCTTGAGACGGTTGAAGTTCTCGTCTGATAGCGTACCGGAATCCTTGACGGTCAATGCACCTGACGGACGCGCCGAATTCTGGAGCAATGCTTGCATCCAGTTCATGGCTTCGTTGTTCTGGTCGATGGCGTAGGAACCTGCCTCGATTGGACTCATGCCGTACCAATCGTTCAACGGGTTGAACAGCTTCAAGTGCCGCACATCGCATTCGAGCGTGCGCGGGTCCATCTCCCACCGCGCCTTGTTCTGGCCAAGCGTATATTCGTATGCAGACGGGATGCCGTTGGATGACGGAACGATCTTCATGCGGTCTGGTCGAAGCTGGTAAAGCTCCTTGACCTCGCGGCCCACCATGAACCGCTCTTCGTAGCCGTTTCCCGCGATCATCAGGAACGACACCTTGGCGCGAACGTAATCGGAATATGACTGAAGCGGGTTCGGTCGCTCAAGCAGCGTGATCAACGGGTGGTCGACCAGTTCCGTCTCGCCACGATAGACGCCAAGATTGACGGATGCGATGGCATCAGCGATCCGGTTGATGGCCTGATATGCCACCACGTTCTTGCCATAGGCTTCCTTGGCAAAGGATTCGTAGTTGCGTGGAGACCACACGGCTTGGCCGGGATTGATCACCATCAGCTTGGCGACAGCGGATTCCTTGCGCTCTTGCGGGCGGCGGAAACGGTCGAAAAGTCCCATCGATAACCTCACAAGGCGCGAACCGCAGGAGCAGACTGCGGCGCTGTCATATCGGAAATTGCACTCATTGCGGCGTCTATCATATCATCATGTGTGCCGTTGGGAAAGACCGAGGCCTCGGACATGAAATCGGCCAGGTGATCAATGTTATCCATGATGTAGACATTGCCGGATTGAACATAGGGCGCGGCATCGAAGGCGCGTGTCACTTTGTCGGTGTTGCGCTGGATCGGAATGATTG